AAACCGCTTCAACTCGGCCTGAGTCTGATCCCGGTGGCGATCATCGTCATCGGATTGATCGGCTGGGTCGTGACCCTCCGGGGCAATATAGACGCGGCCTTGGCAAGTATCGAGGAAATACGGGAGGCCCAATACGACGACACCGACCTGGTCGAGCGGGTCCAAGACCTTGCCCTCCAAGCCGAGGAGTCTATGACAAAGGTCATGTGGGTCATGGAGGAATACGGTCCGGCCATCGAGTCGATCAGAGACCGGGAGTTAGACACCGAGATGGCTGACAGGATGGCCGACGTGGTGACCCGTCAGGCGGTCATCGAGAACGAGATGCGCCAGATCATGCAGGATCATCAGGGCTTTGCAGACGTACTTTACGAGCTCGGCGAGTCCGGTCTGATCGAGCGGCGGGAATACGGGAACTATAAATGACGACCCACTGGAAGGCCGCAAGACCAAGGGATACCCATTGGCGCGAGGCATCGTGCCGGGAGGTCGGATGTCAACAATATTTGAGAGGATGGCAGACCGTCTTGCCGGCCAATGATACCTCCAATATTGGATATATCCGGCAATCGGGCATGGGCTTTCGGGAGGAATCCGAGGGCCAGCTAGTCCGGTTCATCTTCGAACCGGGGCAAGAATGTTTCAAAGGTCGGGCCGGCGAGCATCAGACGCCGGTCGAGCGGGACCCTATCCTCTGGCGTGATAACCTAGTAATGGCCCCGCTGGAATGGCTAGACAGCATGAACGACGACCTATATCAGATACGGGCTAGAAATTAGGAGGATATTATGGCAAAAGAATCAGGACTAGGATTCAGCGTGATAGTGGATGACTCCGGCGGGTCGGCCAGGACGATCAGCAACGACATCACGAACCTGGACTTCTCCACGCCGAGAGAGGAACAAGACATCACTGGCCTCGACAAGTCGGCCAGGGAACGATTGTTGCTCCTGGCGGACTTCTCGGTCACTTTCAACGGGGTTTTCAACGATGCCTCTAATATGAGCCACGATGTGTTTAAGACGGTCCCATCGACCTCGGTGGCGCGAACGGTGACGATGGCAATCAGCGGCCAGACCCTAGCTTGCGAGGCGTTCTTCTCCGACTACGCTCTCAGCCGGTCGTCCTCCGGGGAGTTGACTTGGTCGGCTCCTGGCGCGTTATCCGGAGGCGCCGTCCCGACGTGGGGCTAAGTGGTTGCGGTCAATGGGCTGAAAGCCAAGAAGGGTTTTCGGCTCCCTGAGAGGACTGCCCGGATCACGTTTGAGGGTACTGATTACGACGGGGCCGAGATACGGGTCCGGTTGAGCGTCAGCTTTGCCCAGTTCATCGCCCTGCGCGAATCGGCCCAAGGCGAGGACCAAGAGGGCATGGCCCGATTATTCGGGGAGACTGTCTTAATGGACTGGAACCTTGAAGATGCCGATGGCGCTCCGCTCTCGGCTGATGGGGATGGGATGCTGATGATTCCCTTGGACCTGGCCAACCTGGTCGTCCAGCATTGGGTCGAGGAGGTTGCCGGAGTGCCGAGCCCTTTATCCGAGCCATCCGGAGATATAAGCACGTTGGCGGCGGCATCGACCGCGATGGAAACCGAATAGTCAAACCTTGGGAACTGGAACGGGCCGAATTGATAGACGGCCTTTGCCAGAGGTATTCATGCCTACCATCACAACTTATGGAGGAGGACGCAACGATCCTCCAGTTGGTGGCGATAGTCCAGGAGGGACAACCAGAGGGCAATGGCTAACGACGTTGAAATAAGAGTCACGGCTGACACCTCGAATGCCGAAGGTGGATTCAAGAAGGTCAAATCCGGCTTCCAGGGCATGAAGGATTCCATCGTCAAAAACCGAAAGGCCATCGGCCTCGGCATTGCGGCGATGGGTGTCGGGATAGAAGGACTCGCCAAGAGCCAGCAAGGGTTGACCGAGTCAAGCCGGAAGCTGGCGAATGCCACCGGAATGTCCGAGCAAGAGATTCGAGGCATGGCGACCAGTCTATCCAACGCCACGTTTCCATTGGACTCGGCCCTCCAATTGATGACATTGGGAGCGCAGCAAGGGTTAGACAGCGCCGACGCCCTCAAACAGTATGCCGCGTTCTGGGATACGGTCGGAGATGCCACCGGGTTATCCGCCGAGGCATTGGCCAAATCCGGCGCGGCGTTGGCGGCTGTGGGCATCGAGGTCGGGAACGAAAGCGAACTCCTCGGAGCCTTCGGGCTTATCACCCAGGAAAGCACCTCCACGGTCCAAGAGTTCCTTGACGGTATATCTAAACTGGCTCCGGAAATGTCCGCGATGGGTCTCTCGGTCGATGAGGCCGCGGTCATTATGACCACGATGGAGCGGGAGTTGGGCCTAACCGCCAGGACTGCCCGGACCGAGTTCAAAGAAGCCCTAGAAAAATCCGAGACCGGCCTCGCCGGCGTGTTGGAACAACTAGGCTTGAACGAGTCTCAGTTAGCCACTTACCGGACCAAGCTGGAAGAATCGACCGGCGTCATCCAAGACAACGCCGATGCCCATGCCTCGACCAAGACGGTGATGGACAAGTTCAAGTCCACGCTGGCGGACCTGGCGTTCGCCAATGGGGCGCTGATCGAGAAAGCATCGTTGTTGGCTCCGATACTCATGGCGACGGGTCCAGTGGTCGCCGGCTTCTCCGGCATCATGGGATTGCTTAACGGGATCACCCTGACCACGACTTTCTCTTTCATGGGATTGAACGTGGCGATGCTTCCATTGACGGCAATCATTGTGGGGATAGGTTTAGCGATTGCAGCGGGTATCCTGATCTGGAAGAACTGGGACACCATCATCAACGCCCTCAAAAAGACCCTGGACGTTCTGAAGGCCACTTTCAATACCGTCTTCAATTTCATCAAAGAGATCGTGAGCAGGGTCTTCACGAAGATCACGGACATCTATAACAGCAAACTGGGATGGCTCCTCCCGGCGGGTCCGCTCATCAAAGCCATTTTGTTCCTCAAGGATAACTGGGATGAGATTTGGAACGGTATCAAGGCCACTTTCAATACTGTCACCGGAGCTTTGATCGGGACATTCCGGACGGTCAAATCGACCATCCTGGGCATCTGGGATGGGCTGGTGGCCGGCATCAAGGGCGGGATAAACAGCGTAATCGGGGCGATTAACCTATTCATCCGGGGGATTAACTCAATCAAGATCAGAGTGCCCGGCGTGGATATTCCCTTGGTCGGGCGAGTCGGCGGATTCTCGGTCGGGATGCCCCAGATACCGGAGATTCCCAGCCTGGCGAAGGGTGGTGTCGTAAGCCGCCCAACCCTGGCGATGCTTGGAGAAAGTGGCCCGGAAGCGGTCGTCCCATTAGGGCGTGGCGGCGCCGGCATGACCGTCAATCTGGTGATCAATGGGGACATCAACGGGATGGACGACTTTGAGCAAAAGGTCACCTCGGTCATCCGGGACGCCGTTCTGGGCGGCGGATTCTCCGGCGTACTGGCGAGGGCATAATGGTCGTTGCAACGTACAAGCTTCAGGTGGACTGGAACAACGACGGCGACTGGGGCGACACCGGCGAGGAGATTGACATGGGCCGGGTCCGCGGTATCACTTGCAGCTTTGGTCGGGACCGGGCCAGCCAGTTGACCGGCAAGAGCAAGGCCGGAAAACTCAGCGCCACGTTGGACAACCGGAGTGGGGACTACAATCAGTTCAATTCCGACTCGCCCATATATGGCAACATCCTCCCAGGTCGTCCCGTCCGGCTCCTTGGGACTTCGACCACCCAAAGCGATCAGGCCATCTGGCAGGGCTTCTTGACCCGGATCACTCCACAGGTATTCCTGGGCGGGGACGCCACGGCCATCCTTGAGGCCACCGGGCCGCTGGGCCAGATAAACCTCGACCAGATCGAAGTGGCGATGGTGACCTCCCAACGGACGGACCAGGTCGTGGACGACATCCTGGACGCCGCCGGATGGGGCGCCGGGAGTAGTTACCGGACCCTGGATACCGGCAAGACGACGATCACAAGATATTGGAAGTCCGCGACCTATACCGTCCCGGCCCTCCAGGAGGTCGAATCCACCGAGGGCGGATTCATCCGGGAAGGGAAGGACGGCAAGATCGTCTTTGATAATCGGCACCACCGGCTCGCCGGCGTGGGGCTGACCAGCCAGGCGACCTACTCGGATGCCTCTGGCGCCGCGAGAGTATATTCCGGCCTGATCATGGACGATCCGCTGCCCCATATATTTAATATTTTTGAGGCCGATGTCCAGACTTACACGACCGCCAGCGTGGCCGTCCTTTGGACCCTCAGCGAGACCGGCGCCAGTTCCCCGGCAATCTCTCCCGGCGTGGCCCGGACCTGGATCGCCCGTTATCCGACCTCGGCCTCGGCCAACTCTGCAAGAGGAGTCGCCGTGTGGACGACCACCGCGGCAACCACCGACATGACCGCCAACGCTGCCGCCGATGGGTCCGGGACTAACGTCACGTCGGACATCGGGATCGCGGTCAGCAAGTCCAGCGAAACGATGGATATCACTCTCACGAACAACGGGAGCGTGACCGCCTATATCACCAAACTCCAGGCCAGGGGGACGGCTATCAGCGCCGACGACCCGGCAAGTATCAAACAAGAGGACGCGACCTCCCAGACGGCCTTCGCCAAGAGAACCTGGCCCAGCCGGACCAAATTCATCCCGGATACGACCGAGGCTCTCGATTGGGCGGACTTCAACCTTTCCATCTACAAAGACCCGACCGCCGTCCTCCGGATGACGTATTTCGCCAACCGGGACACCAATTCTATCAACGAGATGCTCGACCGCGATCTCTCCGAGCGCGTCACTGTGGTCGCCGACAATACCGCCGACCTCTCGATCAATCGGGACTTCTTCATCGAGGCGGTCAACCATCAGATCAGCGCCGACCGGCTCCACAAAGTCACATATCTTTTATCGGACGCCGTCCAGTTCAGTGATTTCTGGGTCTTGAATACCTCGGCCCTCGGAACCTCGACCAGGCTGGCGTACTGATGGAGGACTACATCGTCCAACACCAAGACGTCCAACCGGAGCCGTATCTGACTATGGTCCGGAGGATGTATATGGGGATAGGATTCGGGCCTCTGCCGGACCCGACCGCGGATAACACTGAAGGCGAGGTCGCTGCCCGGATAAATCATGGCCGGTGGCTCGTCGATTGCGCCGGATGCAACAGCGCTCTCGTCGTGGACCTTGGTCAGTTGACCTTCATGTGTGTAGAATGTGGGAACGCCGACAACGGCGGAAAGTGGTTCGCGGTGACTGTCCCAAGGAACCGCAAGGCCATCGAGACCGAATTGCTCAAACGACCCTGGAACGGGCGCAACCCAGCCGAGGCGGTCAATCGGAACTGGGAACCAGGGGAGACCGTGGCAACGCTCAAACAAGAAAACACCGACCACGGTATATAGGAACTTTTACCCAATAGTCACTATGAGGTAGTAATGGCTTGGACAACTCCAAAAACCTGGGCCAGTGGATATGTAGTCCTCGCGGCCGACCTTAATACGCACCTCCGGGATAATATGAACGTCACGGCTCCGGCAGTCATGTCCAGTCAAGGCGATGTGATATATGCTTCGGGAGCCAACACGCCGGCCAGACTAGCCAAGGACGCGAATGCCACGCGCTCCCTTACCAATACCGGGTCCAGCAATAATCCGGCATGGGCGCAAGTAGCTCTGGCGACCGGAGTCAGTGGGACTCTGCCGGTCGGGAACGGCGGCACCGGAGCGACCAGTTTCACCGCTAACGGAATCCTGGTCGGGAACAGCACATCGGCGGTGGCTGTGACCGCTACGATGGCAACCACAGGGCATCTAATGGTTGGGGATGGGTCGGGAGTTCCGAGTATGTTGCCCGTGGGTGATGATGATTATGTATTGACCGCCGACTCCGGAGAGGCGACGGGGGTCAAGTGGGCGGCGGCTGGCGGTGGAATCCCTTTGACCGGCGAAAGTTATGCCAGGATTCGGTTATTCAGTTAATGGAGGAAATATGGCAATAGGTGACGCGGTGGCGGTCTATTTAGGCACAGCTCAAACAGCGAGGCAGCCGTCGTCCGGGGTGTTTGAACGGCTCTGCGCTTATAATTGCAATTCCGCTAGTGATAACGGGATAGTCGTCTACAATGGGTCCAATCAGTTATATATAGGCAAGGGCGTTACAGCCGCTGGCGCAGGGACTTCAGGTGCGCTTAAAGGCACTCCGTACAATATGTGCCATATGAGCGGCAACGCGGCCTATCTTCTGAAAAATGGCACAGCGTCAACGGTCTATTGTGCATTTGTTCAGACTGATACATAGGGGGAAGTATGGCAATAGGTGATAGTTTTGCGGTTTTGCTAGGCACGGCTGAGACTGACCGTCAGCCATCTAGCGGCGTCGAGGAACAATTAACGTCATATGTTAAATCCGGCGCCACTGATAGCGTTGGTCATTATAACGGGTCATTATTCATTGCAATCTCAGGGACCGGCCACACAGGCGACGGATATGGGACTGTCGGGCTTCTGGGTCTAACGACCAACGACACGCGCATCGTTTCAACAAATAGCGTGTATCTAAGGAAAGAGGGAACTTCCGACAGAGGTTTCTTCGGGGGCATTCAAACAGGAGCATAATAATGAGAACTGCATTGGATCCGCTCGGTGCGGCCATAGCCAGAGATGTGCCGGCGGTATTGGGGACCGCATCGAATGACGAACTGGCTATTCTGAAATCCAGCATCTACGACATATTAATGGCCGGCGGATGTAAGAACGTGGGAGAAACGGCGGCGCGGAATTCTGTCACATCCACGGTACGAGCTATCTGCAAGGCCACCGCCATCACCCGCCAATTCGATATCGATATTAAACAGATAGGAATGGAGCGCACCGGGGCGCCGGAGGATTCTCCTATGTCCCTATTCGTAACGTCTATGTCGGATGGGGAATTGGCAGCTCTACAAGGGTATATCCAATCTACAATGGATGATGAAAAAATCGCAGATTTAATGACCAACGACGAAATGGCCGCGATTGAGGTCAAGGAGTTAGCCAAGGCTCCCGGGATCCGTGACCCTGGGTGGACTAAGGATATCGCTCGCATGGCTGACCAGGTGGTGGCCCATCCGGTGCAGTCGTGGCTCCCGGTTCCGACCGAAGAAAACCCCAATGACGGGCTCTATGTTGTGGTGAGCATGGCGGTCAAGATTGATACATTGAGTGCCGAAGTGGACGACAACGGCGAGATTTGTTGCTGGACATATGAGGAGCCTGTCATCTAGTGGAGAACCTGGGAGGACTGGCCGAGATAGTCGGCCCCATCGGCGTCCTGGTCGTGGTCGTGGCATGGGCACTAATCTCCCGCCGGCACGGGAACGGCAGCTCCGACCGATACCAGGTCGTGGTCGCCAAGTTGGACGGCCTCCGGGAGGACATCGGGGAAGTTAAGACCGATGTTCGTGAACTCCGGTCTGGATTGGTCCGGCACCTGGAAGACCACGCCAACGCTTAGATAATTCTTCCGCATCTCAACCATCTCCTGAGCAGCGGTCCCGGCGGAACCACCTCCCCGCCGGGGCCGTTGTTTTTTGGCGTCATCCAATATCAACGAGTTTTGCGAATTGGT